ACTTCTCTCATTCTATGTTTAGCAACAAGTTCCATTTGTGCTTTACCATATAATTTTTCCTCTAGCTCTACTTGTTTGAGTTCTTTTTCTAATGGATCTTTTTCTTTTTTAATATCTCTTTGTATTTTCTTTATCTCAACTTCATTTTTCCTAGCCTCAAAAGATAAATGAACTAAGTTCTCAAAGTGTGTATTCTGTTCTCTCACAGATTGCCAATACTTTGCAGCTTTGGTTGGATATTTGTTATCTGATAACACAGAGAATCTCATTTCTGTTTCTGTACGAAACATTTGTTTCTTCATCCATGTATCTTGTAATTCTGGTATTAATTTTTTAAAATTTTTAACATCATCCTTATCTAAGATGTTTGTTAAATACTTTGATTCGGTTTCTAGCTTGGTAGCTATATTACGTTTTTCTTTTGACATTCTATCTCCTTTATTCATTTCTAATATCTTTATATACCTTTCTATATAAAGGTCAAGTCTACGATACGGTTACGTTAGCTAACGTAGCAGTTGCTACAAAGTCCTCTGTGGCGCTGTTGTAACTTGGTGGATTATTACCACCTGCTGCTTTACCTGATACTGCTCCTAAACTAGAGTGCTGACAGTTTGCATATCTACCATTTGCCATTTCTGCTATTTCCGTCCACGAACTACCGTTCCAATGTTCAACCAATACTCTATACGCTGTTGGATCACCTCCACCAAAAACTATTCCATTATCTTTATCAGAACCAAAACCACCTGAGCTATAACGAGCTTGATTCCATTCTGCTATTTCTGACCAAGAAGATCCATCGTAACTTTCACAAAGTGCTAAAGTGGGTGGAGACGCTTCACCCCCTACCATCGTTGCGCTTGTTTGTATTCCAAATGCTCCAAAATCTGATCTACCTGTATTCACATTGTCTGTTTCAGTCCACGAAGTTCCATTCCAAGCTTCTACATTTGTAGTTCTAGGAGGAGCGGATATAATTCCAGAAATAACAAGACCTGCTGTTGCAGTTCCTGCCGATCCAGCTTTAAATTTTGAATCATTTGTTTCTGCAACTTCTGTCCATGCAGAACCATTCCAAGTTTCAGTTTTATCACTTGCTGAAGGCGCTTCTCCCGTTGCTACCCACATTGCTGCAGTATTACCACCGTGAGCTATGTAAGATCTAGCAGTGTTCATGTCTGCTACTTCAGTAAATGAACTTCCATTCCAAGTTTCAGTAACACCAGTAATAGCTGTCCCTGTATAACCTCCTACGTAAATAAAACTATCGTTTGGTCCACCACCAGCTCCGTAACCTCTGGCTGTGTTTAAACTTCCACTTGATGCCCAAGTTCCTGCTGATATTCCAGCCGCTGTTTCAAAACCTTTTAATGTTGTGCCTCCAGATAAAAATATATCACCTTCAGTTAAATGGGGTCCTGAAGGGAAAGTCCATTGCTCTGTTGCAGTTTGCACAGCACCTGGAGATGTTGCGCCACCAAAGGCCAAAGCTTGTGTGTTACTTCCATTTGTGCTGCCACCAAGTTCTCGTCTTCCTGTTCCTAAATCATTTACTTCAGTCCATACAGTACCGTTCCAACTTTCTGTGTTTGTAAGAGCTGTTGAAAGACCACCAAAAGCTAAACTGTTTGTACTTGAAGATCCCGAACCTGCTAGTAAATCTCTAGCTGTATTTAAGTCATTAACTTCTGTCCAAGAGGAACCATTCCAAAGTTCTGTAGCACCAGTTGCACTTGGAGTAGAACCACCAGCTACAACAGCAGCCGTTGTTGATCCAGATCCTATACCACCTGACCGTGCTGTGTTGATTGCTGTTGAACTTGTAAAACTAGAACCGTTGTAAGTATTTGTTGCAGTTGTGTATGGTGGAACATCACCACCAATGGCAAAAGCTGCAGTTTGAATTCCTAATAAAATTGGACCAGTGATGTTACCTGGATAGTTTGCTGTTTCAGTCCAATTTGTGCCATCCCATTCTTCAACATCTCCCGTGCTAGGAGCACCACCAATTAATAAACCAGCTGTTGATGTTCCAGTATTACCTCTATAAAATTTTGCTGTGTTAACATTGTTAACCTCAGTCCAAGATGATCCATTCCAAGATTCACAATTAGCTACAGTTGATGGGTCATTTCCTGTTGCTGCTATTGCAGCCGTGTAAGTTCCAAAACCGGATAGACCTTTTCTACCTTCATTCATTCCAGATTGACTAGACCAAGTTCCAGCATTTACAGTTGGATCTTCGTCTCTTGTTTGTACTGTTACGCCTTTTATTTCCTTATACGTTGCCATAATTAACTCGATGTTATTGTTTTGTTAGTTAGAGTCGCTGTAAAAGCTTCAGCTAATGCGTAAGGTGGAGACCCTGGATTTCCGCCAATCGCCATAGCACTAGATGCAACTCCCGCTCCGCCTACTCCAGTTCGAGCAGTTCCAAGATCTGCTATTTCTGTCCAAGACGATCCGTTCCATAATTCTGTATTAGCACTTTGAGGAGGTTCTCCACCAAAATAAATTGTGCTAGTGTTTGTGCCCTCACCACTTGATCCACCTTGTGCTCTTGCTGTGTTAATCTCTGCTACTTCAGTCCAAGAACTTCCATTCCAACTCTCTACTCTGTCCCTAGGAGTTGGCTCACCACCAAAACAAAGTGCAGCTGTCGATGTTCCAGAACCAGTGTTATATCCTGTTGCTGAGTTTAAATCTGTTGTTTCAGTCCAAGAAGATCCATTCCAAGTTTCTACGTATGCTCTATAAGAACCATCGTATCCACCCATTGCAATACCATCTGCATTAGAAGGAACGGCTCCTCCAACAACTTGTCTTCCATTATTAAGGTCTCCTGTCTCTGTCCAACTTGATCCATCCCAAGATTCAGTTGTAGCTAAATTTGTTCCGTCTGTTCCACCTGCAATTAATGCGCTTGTAATTGAACCACCGCCGGCACCGTAAGATCTTCCTTCATTTAAATCAGCAATTTCAGTCCATGATGAACCATTAAATTGTTCGACTGTTGCATAATATTGAAGAGGAGGATTAAAGTAACCACCTATTTCTAAAGCAGCTGAATTAGATTTACCTGCTCCTGTGCTTCCTTGAGAACTTGCAACATTTAAATTTGCAACTGAAGCCCAAGTTCCAGTGGCTGCATCTTTTACCGTTTCTTTAAAAGCGTTTGCTGTTGAATTAAAAAATAATTGTCCTTCGACTGTTTTTTGAAATAAAGCTGAAGGTGTAGTTGTCCATTCTTCTGTGTTTGCAACTTGCGTTGATGTATATCCACCATATGCCAGAGCAGATGTATTACCTGAACCAGCTCCTTTTAATGAGTCTCTTCCTGTTCCTAAATTATTTACTTCTGTCCATGAAGTGCCATCCCAAGATTCTGTTTTAGTTGTGTTACCAGGATCACCACCAAAGACTAATGCTGAAGTTTGACTCCCTGAACTACCACCCATAAAATCTCCTGCTGTGTTCATATCTCCAACTTCAGTCCAAGCTGATCCATTCCAACTTTCATTGGCTGCTGTATCTGGACTTCCCCCAACTGCTAAAGCAGCAGTTTGAGTTCCTATTCCAGTAAGATAAGATCTTGCTGCGTTTAAATCTCCAACTTCAGTCCAAGCAGAACCGTTCCAACTTTCGTTAAGTGCTTGCACTCCTGGACTATAGTTACCACCAAAATAAATTACCGCTGTGTTAGTTCCATTTGCTGACATTGCATTTGAATCTCTAATGCTATTAATTTCGGCTATCTCTGTCCAAGAACTTCCATCCCAAGTTTCTACGTTATTAACAATACCAATTCCAGGAGTGCCTGGTGTTGACCCATTACCTACTATGGCGTTTGTATAACTTCCCGCTGAAGCATTTTTACCTCTTGGAGTTCCCATGTTTGCAAACGTAGCCCAAGTAGTTCCATTCCAATGTTCACTTGTCATTGGATAAGGATAACCACCGACATTAATTGCAGTCGTTGGACCACCTGATCCCCCACCTTCTCTGTTAGCTGCATTTAAATTTGATACACTCGCCCAAGAGCCTGAGTCTGCTACAGACGCAGCGGGATCGCTTGTAACAGTTTGAACTGTAAATCCTTTTATATCCGAATACTTAGCCATAGGTTAGGACTATGGAAGATTATATACTACTGGTCTTGGGCTTCGCTCTTGTTCTTCAGCTGATAATGCATCCCAAGCAGTTTGTGCTGCTTCGATTTCACCAGTAACGATAGCTTGTGCTTCTTCTTTTGTCTTAAT